TCTGCCGGTCCGTGTGTTGGCTCTGGCCAGACAATAGGCTTTCTGTCACACCGGGCGATCATGAAAAATCTCTTTCGCATGGTGGGTGCACCGTAGTCAGCAGCAATCAGCTCCTTGAATTGCACCTCATAGCCTAAATCTGTAAGCTGCTGGACAAACTTCTCAAAAGTTTTACCCTGCTTTACCTTAATGGGATGATGCCCTCTGTTTAGTGGTCCCCAGGTCTTAAATTCTTCCACATTCTCCAACATAATCACTCTTGGTCGTACCAGTCCAGCCCACCTGCAGGCTACCCAGGCAAGACCACGGATAAACTTATCCTTTGGCTTACCGCCTTTCGCTTTGCTGAAGTGTTTGCAGTCCGGTGAGAACCAGGCAAGACCTACCGGATGACCTTTGCATGCTGCAACCGGATCTACCTGCCATACGTCCTCACAGTAATGCTTTGTGTTAGGGTGATTAGCCTTGTGCATCCGGATAGCTTCCGGATCATGGTTAATGGCAATATCCACACTGTATCCGGTTGCCATCTCTATTCCGGTGGACGCACCTCCACCACCAGCAAAGTTGTCAACAATCAATTCTCCGTTAATCATGGCATCACCTCCGGCATAATATCAGATAATCGCATTTGTACCATTTCTGCATCTAATCTCTTTTTGGACAAATCATAATAATGCTTGTCCAGTTCAAAGCCAACATATGGATGGTTGGTTCTGTAGCAGGCTATCAAGCTACTAGCACTTCCTACATGTGTGTCCAAGATAATGTCTCCGGGCTTTGCATAGCGGTTTAGGAGCCATTCATATAGTGCCACTGGTTTTTGTGTAGGATGAATACGGTTTTCTTTGTGTTTCATATTTTGCTGAAGCATTCCGTTCCACCTATATTTAATCCTCCTTACTGCAGTACTGAACGAAGTCCATGCAAGTTCACAATCAGCAAAATCAGTATTTCCATTATCTTTATCCCAAACAATCCAACAACTACTATCAAACGGCATTTTGCTTATAAAATGATTTGCCCCAAAAATAATCTGATTTTTTGACACTCTAAACAGTTCATCGAAATATTTTTCGTTTGGTGGATTTATATCCATTCCGCTAAAACTCTTGTAATCCTTTGCTTTTGCCAGTTTACCTCTTGTATGGTTTTTATCCCCATTTTCTCCAATCCCATACGGTGGATCCACAATCGCAAGGTCAAAGTAACCATCCGGGAACTCTTTCATCCCATCCATGCAATCCATGTTGTAATATCCAAAATCCATTACGGCATCACCCCCGGAATATCCTCAAAACTATTCTGATTATCTCTTTCAAAGACAATCATCTCATTTTTGGCTCTCTGATAAAAGTTGCGGTCAATCTCAAATCCGAATGCACTTCTCCCGATCTCTGCGGCTGCTCTTAAGGTACTACCGCTGCCACAGCAAGGATCAATCACTACATCACCGGGATCTGTAAAAATCTCTATCAGTTTTTTCAGCACCGCTACCGGCTTCTGTGCCGGATGGATTTTCGGAATATCTTTTCCGTCTTTCTCCCAACTGAACCAGTTAAAAATCATTTTCCCAGTGCCACGGATCGTCTTTCCGTCCTCGTCAACCATTGCACCGTTTCGGAACTTCGGCAGCTTGTCACGGTAGAACACAAGAGCATATTCAGTAGCACCAACCACACGCATATTTGCCTTAAGCACCTGCGGACTGTAATTTTTAACAAATACCAACGGTATGTAATGGACGAATCCATGTTTATAGGCGGCATCAATCAGCGTAGGCATCTGTTCAAAAGAGCAGAACACAATCATGCAAGGACTTTGGCTACTTCTTCCCCTGGTAACGCTATTCTTGTCTTCCTTTTTCAGCATCTTTGAGCAGAAATGGAAATACTCATACAGATTGAAGTTGAAATCAGAATTGAATGCTGCCTTTCCTGCAAGTTTGCTTTCACCGTTCTTGTTATCCCCACCGTTGTACCACATAGGGTTACTGCCGTAGAAATTCTTGCCGACATTATACGGGACATCTGCAATGATAAGCTGTGCCGGAGGTATGGCATATTTCTTATAGTTCTGCATTGAATCTCTGTAAATCTCACATTTTAATTTTTTCATTTTTCAAGGAGACCGCATATGCTTCACTCTGCGCAGAGTCTCGGCTCCTTTCTCTTATTTCTGTGCTAAATAGCACATGATTCCACAATCCGGGAATATTTCTTTGTTCATGTCTCCACGGTTGGGATCCAGTTCGTCAAGATATAACGGCGTCCCGTCATTCTCTTTCAAAATGGAATACCCAACCAGTCGTTCCAAGTGTGCCCGGCTCTCAAACACTTCCGGGAAATCCTTGCGGATCCTGTTCCAGTATCCCATACCACCCTTGACACATCCGATGCAGTTATTGTTCGGATATCCCAGGTCATACATCTTCGGTCGGGGAAAAGAAAACGTTCTTTCAAACAGTCCGTGAACCTCTTCCTTTGACAGGTTCCGGTCAATCAGCGGAAATTCATGCTCCGCTTGTGGATTGCTCTCTATCGTCCGCTCTGCCCGGTTGCGTTCTTTCAGGTCAAATCCCCAAACATAAGTCAGGTCATATTGCTTATGTTCCTGCTCCCATTGCTTACGGACACGCTTTTTCAGCCAGTTCGTACATGGGGCAAACCCATTGCCTGCGCTGCGGAATCCTCCGAACGCTCGGACACACTCTTCCACACATCCATATTCCGTAGATCTAAGTACCTCAATTTCTTTTCCGATTGCTTTTTCGCAATCTCTGATAAATCTCATGCTATCCTCATGTTGGTCGGCAATGTCAATGTAAATCCACTTATCAACATCTCCTGCAAGGTATCCCGCCATAAAAGATGATACTCCTGCGCTGATCCAACATACCTTTAGCTTTTCTGCCATAACACCACGCTACAAATGCTGTATCTTGGATCACCATTCGTTTGCTCTACATACGCTTATCAATAAGCCTTATCGCCACGGTGTTGTAATTTTTCGGTACGCCACCCCTATTCACTGCGCACCAACCCGGTTTACCGGGCATTCTTTATTCCTTTCTTACAATAGTTTCTTCCTGTTCCTTGTACATCCTGCCTGCCATCTGCACCAGGTAATGCTGTAATGCTTCATCCACGCTTACACGATGCTTGGTACAGTAGCGGTCAACGTAACGCTTAAAGTCCTCATTCTCGGCATACAGGGCGGTATAATCAACTCGTTCCATCTGCATCACGCTCCTTTCAGCTTCTCACACCGTTCAAATTCAATTACCCATACATAAGGATTCGCATCCCAACCGTAGCGGTCAATGTCGGATTTCTTGATGGTGCTGTTCCAAATCCCTATAAACGATGTGATTGTTTGGTCTTCATTTAATGTTCCATTTGCATGAATGTACTTATCTGCTCCCTCAGTTAAAGCACTCTCTGCGGTTATTTCCTGCAACCGCTCTACCCTCACGTCCATAACCCGGAGCCAGATACGTGCGGCTTGTTTTGGCATGTTGGTGGACGGGTGCCATGTGCAAAGGAAATCATTATCATCTGCTTTGTAATAATATCTTTCTTTTGCATTCATCAAATATCCCTTACACCATGTTTCCCGGACATACAGGATATCGCCCGGCTGATACGGTGGCTTTTCGTATTGAATAGAACCACCATATTCATCAATGCCAAATCCAAATCTTCCTACCTTTTTCTTCTCTGTACTGTCGGTAACAAAACCGAGCGGGTATGTATGCTTTTCATCTGGCTGCGGCTTTACTAACCTCCGAGTGCAAGTCTTCCGTCCGTCCAGAATTGCCCGAACCATTTCTGTATTGAATAAAATCGGTTTAATTGCCACCTACTCCACCGCCTTTCACGATCTGGATTGCCTTACTAATAAGGCATACCGTGCAGTCCGATGCTTTACACTCTTCTCCAAAACAATCTATGTTCACTGGTGATGTCATTATTTTTTCAACTTCTTCCAACTGTTCCACAACCTTTTCCGGGTCGTATATCTTACTCTCTGCAAATGCCTTTTCCATCATCTCTGCGGTTTCAAACTCAAAGTTACCGCAGCAGGTACCCATATCCGCAATACATCGTTGGAAGAAATCTACAAATCGGTCTGCGTTATAGTCCACTTCAAATGCATCTGGAATATCAATCAGTATTTTCATTGTTCGCCCTCCTATACTAATAATAAATCCTTATCCATCCAATAGCTTTATCGTTGCTGTCGTAAACTCTCGCATAATCGTAGTTTACGTATTTTGGAACGAATGGTTTAATTTTCTGATACCATATCATCGTTCGCCCTCCTGTTCCATGCTTCTATGGCTCTTTTCTTACATTCCTCGATATTCTCCATAGTGTCATCCTCTTTGTTTGTGTCCGGGCAAAATCCCTCTGTCCTTGCACCGCATTTACATGCGCACCAAATGGTAAAACTGTAAGATTTTGTAGCTGCTTTAATTTTTGCTTCCCCGCCGCAGAACGGGCATTGTTTCAGTTCTTCACTCATTATTCACACCCCTTTTCTTTCAACGCATTGTATAAGCGCAAGTATATTTCAAAATCATTTGGGTTCATTTTGTCCGAAAGAAAATCCAAGAAATCCTTATTTCGCAAGCATTCTTCCAGTGTGCCAATCTGGCGGTACTGCTGTACCTCTTCCAGTGCCTTGATTGCCATCTCGTAACCTTGGATTTCGTTTTTTCTCTCGTAATTCTGTGTACGCATTTTGGCTAAATCAATAGATGTCTCAAGTTCTTTGATTGCTTCATTCTCCGTCATGGCTACCCTCTAACAGCTCCAGATCGTCAAATACGTTACCGACAACCTCATAAATACAATCACTGTTTATACGTAGCTTTGATAATCCATACTCATTACTTGTCCGATAAAATTCAGCATAATTCTCGTCCCAAAGTACAGTGCCTGTGCAATAGCTTTCTGGATGTGCATCATCATTGTAGTGTTTAACAATATCATTCTCCCAAATCAGCTTGCCGTTCTTATCCTTAAGACCTGTACACTGGCAGATGGTAGATTGATCGACCTCAACCTGTATTTTTTCAACAGGTGTCCCTAGGCTCAAATCTGCTCCTAATGGAATAATGAAATGGTGTGTGTGCCTACCATCAGTATGCGTCATACAAAAATAAAAACCTTCCACCCATTCCCCATTATCCTTGCGTTTTGCCTTGAATAAATATCTATCCTGCATCTTCATTCCTCGCTTTCTTTCTGTAACCATGACAGACAACTCTGTTCTCCCTCATATTCCTTACCAAAACGGTTGTCAAAATTGATAATAAAATCTGCCAACTCCTCGTCCGTCATGCTCCTGATCCGGTCTGCGTTGGTTATTTTTGATTTGTAATTGTGAGCAAAAAGCCTTTTTTCATCCTTTGTAAGCCACTTAATCCATTTTCCGCATTTATTACAATAAAGTCCTGTTTGATTTCCTTTCTCTTCAATAAAACCTTTTACAATTCCGCATTTATTACAAGTCACTGTCATTCTTCTATCTCGCTTTCTTCAACTTCCGCAGGACATATAATAGTGTCATCGCCAACTCCTTGTCCGTCATGCTCTGGATTTCATCTGCTATAGTCATGGGTGCGTAATTTTCACAGTCTCTTTCTATGTCCTCATGCGGACAGTCATTGATTTTCTCGCACCATGAGTACGCATCAAAACCATTATCCTTTGTTTCTAAATTCTTGCAGTTATTACACTTCGCCATTATCTACCTCGCTTTCCCGGTACGGCTCCGGCAGTGGCATCCAGGCAATAACTTCAAATGTAATTGTCTCTCCGTCTGCATTGTTCCATCCGTGACCGTCATATCCGACAAAATACGGAAGTATATTTTCAAAATCCGTTTGTGTTGACGGCTCACAATCCATAACAGTTACCAAACATCCATATGATTCCTCCGGCAGTCTCTAGCTTACCGGAATCCACTCCGGCTGATTCTGCAAGGCGGTGATTGCCATCTGTAATGCATCCTCACAGCAATGATCTACTCCAGTTTGTCCGTACAGAGGACATTCTTCACAAACCTCTGAGTACCGTTCACTCTGAGCCTTTAAGCAGTAAATAACTTCTTCTCTCTTCATTCCGCACCTTCCATTTCTGCCAGCTTGGCTTCGGCTTCCTCTCTCGATAAGAATACTTTTTTACCTATATCATCTAAGAAATAACAACTTTCACCCATTTTATCCATGACATCAATTCTTACAATTATTTTTTCATTGAAAAACTGCTTGATATTTATTTGTAAAACGTGTGTTGTAATAATCGGTTCTTTTGCATATGGAGTTATACGATATAATTTATCTCCCACCTTACACGGCAACCGCAAGAGCAATCCCTGCTCTTCGGCATCCTCATAATCTGCTAATTTTGTAAGTACTTTTGATGCATAATCACTTACCACAGGATATCCTTCTCTGTCTATCATTGACTTTTTGCTCATAGCAGTTCCATTAAAATTTCTTTTTCTTTCTGTCAGTCTCTCCATCCTTGCTCCTTTCCGGAATCCTCGGTCTCTCTGCAAATTGAGGATAGCTGCAGTCATATGGTATATGATTCCAGTGGTCAAAATATCCTACTGCAGAGCTGTTTTGCATACTATATAATTCATCTTCGCTGTGAAATCCTCTGCTCACGTTTCTTTATCCACCTTTCTCTGTCGTGTTTGCGCCTTCTCTCACGGTATGCAGGGTCAAATGCACGCTTATATTTCCAATGTGCATCCATTTCTGCCTTTCGCTCTGCCCGGAGCCTTATCGTAGCATCTTCATCAACCACAGCCTTATACCTATGCGTTTTCCGGCACCATGAATCCCTATGCAGGCATGTCCGAAATGTCTGTTCAGGGATCCCCAGATAATCAGCCGCGGCTTTTGCACCAAAGATATCCATCTTCACCGGCAGTTCCAATTCATCATTCGTCACTATCATGTACGCTTTCATCATTGCCCTCCGCATGGATCAGTGCCATGAATTTCTCATATTGCTTCTGAGAAATCTTATTCCCCCTCTTATCCTCTCTCAGATCGATTTTAAGGTGCTTTTCTGCGATAGACAGTAATTCCCTCGCCAACATCCTTTTACCCTGCTCTATTCCGTCCCTATAGCCTTTAGATGGGCGGTAGTCATCAATCTGCTTCTTGCCCTCGCCCTGACCGCCGGCTGTTTTATTCCTAAGTTGGTAGCCGGACTGGGCATATTGCCGGATGTATTTCTGCTCCATCTCATCCAGCTGTTCTGCCGGAAAGTGTAAAAATCCGACCTTCCAACCGTAGATATTGTCCGTGGTATATAGTCCGTGCTTTCTCAGTGACAGGTCTATGTGTTGGTATCCTGAGAGGTGTTGCGCCAGTCTTGTCAGCAGATGTTTAGCCTGCCCTATGTACGCATAACGGATTCCGTCCTCGTCCATACGTGTCAGGAAATATATACCGCTGCCATCATCAACGTGAGGATTGATTTCCAGTATCCTCTTCTTGTTTTTGGCTTCAATGGCCATTGCCTTTCGATAATTTTGATTGCTCATCGTTCTCCCTTCAATTTGCCAACATGGCTTTTTCAAACTCCGACATATCTCCGTAGTCAGTTTGCATCATTCCTTTGTTTGCATCGAACCTTTTCTCCGCCGATGCCTCTTTGCTCTGACTACTGGATTTTTCCCAGGTCCTTACCGCCGCTTTCCAGTCCTTCATGTGATTTTTTCCAACCATCCAGCCTTTGCACGAATAGAAATCAACAAACTTCTGCGGATCAACTTTATTGTTCCGCTCTTGGCAATAGGCACGAACATCATCAACGGTCGGGTGGATAAATTTTTTCTTAGAACCTTTAGGTTCTTCTTTTTTATTATTCCCTTCTTTATATTCTTCTTTTGTTGGGAATCGTTCGGGAATCGGTTGGGAATCGGTTGGGAAACTGCTTGGGATGATTTGGTAAGCATCGTAATTATTTACCGTAAATACGGTGTATTTCGAGGTTGCATGCTTGGTAATCTCCTTGGTAGAAATTAGATGCTTTACTGCGGTTCTTACTTCGTCAACCGTGAGTTGTGTCTCCTCCGCTAATCGCCCATACGATGAAGGGAATGAACCCCTGGGGATCACAGTTCCCTCAATCTTCTTGTCTTTCCAGTAGGCCTTTAACAGCATATGGATAAACAGCCGGCAGGTATTTATGTTCCCATACCATTCCCAATCCAGTATCTTTCGGCTCAGCTTTATGTAATCCATTCAGCCCACCTACCCTATTCCAAATTCTTTGAGTGACATCTGCCCTGTATCCTCTGCCTTTGGTGTCAGGCACTTCCGTATAGCCTTACAACGCTTGCTGCAGCTACTTGTCCGCATCTTCTCCCGGTACAGATAAGCCTTGGCCTTCTGACGGTCTCCCAGACTGCCGTCCGGCCGGAAGTATCCGTTATCTATATTTATGATCAGAGTGTCACGATACAGCAGAGCCTCTTCCATCAGCTTCCTGATCTTCCTGTCGCTCATGTGTGTATCAGCCGAGAGCTTTTCCCGTGATATTCTGTTCTCATACCCGAATGGGATATAATTCTCAATCAGAATAGTGATCA